AGTTCTCGACAAGTTCAGCGCGTGGCTTGCCTCACCTGGCGGTCAGCAACAACTTGACGAGATTGTGCAATCTGCGACTGAGATTCTAACTGCTCTTGGCAATGTCGCTATGTGGGCTTTGGAGAACAAAGACTGGTTGCTCCCTCTTGCTGGTAGTGCGCTTATTTTTGGTGGCGTGGTAAAAGCGATTCAAGGCATTACAACTGCTATAAACGCCGCTAAGTCAGCCCAACTATTGTTCAATGCCGCCGCTGCAGCCGCACCTGGAGCAACAACCACAGGCGTTACAGCACCAAAGACCACGGCAGGCAAGGTTGCTTCAGGTGTAGCCAAGACTCTTACCTGGCTACCAATCATTGGTGGTCTGACAGAACTTGCCACATCAGGCGAGGGTGATGCAAGTCCGTCGATTACCCGTCAAGGCCCTGTGCCTAAGTTGACTGCGCCACCGGTCGTGAAGACTGGGGCGACTAATAACGTGACTGTGAACATCAACACTCCAAAGGTCAATGCACAGGACATCGTGAACACTTTGAACAACGCGACTAAGAACGGTTTCACCGGCAACCTGAGAGCACTCAAGGAATAGCCATGGCAGTTCTGAACGACTTCGACATCGCGACTGATCTAAAAGTTGAGATGTATCTGCCTCAAGGCATAAACAACGTTTTTGTGCTTGGCATTAGCAAACTCGATGGCCCTGATGTGCTTGGCGACGATGCCAGCGGCACTATGGCTTGGCAGGACTTGGCTTGCGAGGTGAACCAGGTGCAGACGAGCGTTGGTGGCTCTATGGCTTCTAACGTCTATTTTCAAGCTGACGCTGGTCGAGCAACCATTCAAATGCAGTCCTGGTATTTCGACCCAAATAATTTTCCATTCATTCGCCCTGGCACTTTCATTCGAATAATGTTGCGCCGTGACGATTACGAGTATGTTTTTTGGCGTGGTTTCGTTGACAGTATTGACGTCGAATACACCGTTGACCAGCCAAACCAGATAACTGTTCAATGCACGGATGGGTGGGTTCTAGCGATAAATCAGCGTTTCGACTTTGCGCCTAACGGTGTTGGCCCTACAGGGCACTTGGAAATTATGACACCAAGTTATGCCATAGAAATCGCAACCCAGCAGGTTGTTTTGCAGGGCGGTCAAGTGTTGGGCTATACGCCTTATGCCAGTATTGACCCTGAATGGAACATGACACAAACTGACATCGCTAACACAACTTTTGGCGCAGTTATGCAGAACGTTTTGATGAGCGGTCTTGGCTTCGCCTGGGTTGATCCAGACAGCGGTTTTCTAATTTACAGACCTCGAGCTAGTTCTGGCACACCGGTTTGGACTGTGGGCAATAACCACAGCGACCCTTATCACTGGTGTATGTCTGACCTGACTATCGCAAGTGGCACGGAAGACATTTACAACAGCGTGCTTGTTAATCAGAAGTATGAATACTTGGGAAATCCGGTCTTTGAGGCTCTTTACCGTGACCAGGACAGCATTGACCTTTACTTGGAGCGTTCAGAGGACTTCACTGTCGACTTGGCGACCGCCGACGACGCAGACCAGTGGGCTGCTGCGGTGATGGTTTTACGCCCTGTTACTCATGTTCAGTCCGTGGTCACACCAAGTATTGATCGTAATGGTGACCTAACTAACGCAGCTGTGATGTCGGTCGGCGAGTATCTTGGCGTGCGTTACCAGACTGACGATATTGACATCGACGAGAATTACACGATTACTAGGGTGCGTCATAACATTGACGTAAACAATTGGTTCACTACGTTTGAACTGTGGAAGGAATTCTAAATGGCTAATGGTTGGTTTGACTTTGTAAGCGGTCAGACGCTTCCTGCGTCGCGCGTGCAAGACTATTTGATGAATCAAAGCGTCATGGTGTTTGCCGATTCATCGACAAGGTCTACAGACCTTAGCGGCGTTATCACTGAGGGCATGGTTACTTACTTGCTCTCTACCCAGAGCCTCGATTACTTCGACGGCATAGCCTGGCAACCCGTCGGCGCAGCACCTGCTGGAACTAAAAATCTCGACCAATTCTTACTAATGGGAGCATAAACAAATGGCAAATCCGGTATACAAAATCTTGGGCCAATCGGCTCCTACTTCAACAGCAAACGCTGACCTATTCACAGTGGCAAACGGTCACCATAACATCGTTTCAACTTTGGTAATTGCGAACGTGACTGGAACGGCTGCGACTGCTCGAGTATTTGCTCGTATTGGCGGCGCGACTGCAGCTGCTTCGAATGCTGTCATGTATGACGTTTCGATTGCGGCTAATTCGACTAATGCTTTTACTTTGGGTATTGCTCTTGACGCGACCGATGTTTTGACCGTGCAGACTGGCACTAGCAACGCGCTGACTTTTACAGCATTTGGAGTTGAGATTTAATGAGCGTTTCAGTATTCCCAGCACCTAGCAGTGGTGGCACTCCAAAGATTCAATACACAGACATCATTACTGCCACAGGCACTTGGAGCGCACCATCAAACGTTTCAAGCGTTGAAGTAATTCTTTGCGGTGGCGGTGGCGGTGCTGGTGGCGCATGGAACTACATGGATGTGCCAAGCCATGCTGGTGGTGGATCAGTGTTTTACTCTGTGCTAACTGTCACACCTGGAGCGTCTTACACCATCACAATTGGTGCAGGTGGCGCAGGTGGCACCAACAACGTCGATGGCAGCACAGGTTCATCATCTACCTTTGGCGGTCTCATGACTGCTACAGGTGGGCTTGGTGGCAACTTTGGTTACGGAACCACTAACAAGTCACCAGGTGCCGGTGCAGGTCTTGGCGGTGGCGGTGGATATGCTGCAATCGACACAACAGCACAAAACGCCATGCACGGACTACCAGGAGCATTTGGCTTCGGTGGCGGTGGCGGTGGCGGTTCTTACACCACAGGCTTCCCTGGCATGGCAACTAACGGTGGCGGTAAAGGCACACGCCAAAACGCAGCTGGTGGTAACGGTCGCGCTAATACCGGCGGTGGCGGTGGCGGTGCTGGTGGTTCGACAGTTGCTGGCGGTTCTGCCGGCGGTTCTGGCGGTTCAGGTATCTGCATTATCAAGTATTGGAGTTAAGCACATGGCACACTTTGCAAAAATTGTTGACGGAATCGTCACTGAAATCGTTGTCGTTGACAATGTAAACGAGGCAAACGGCAACGAGTTTCTAAACTCAATCGGCCTCGAGGGCACATGGGTGCAGACCTCATACAACGCCAACTTTGGCAAAAAGTTCGCGGCTATTGGCGACACCTACGTCGCGTCAACAGGGAACTTCAAGCCAGCGCAACCATTCCCATCATGGACATTTTCAAACGCTGAATGGTCATGGAAGCCACCGGTAGCAATTCCAACCGACGGCAAAATCTACGACTGGAGCGAAGAGCTCGGCAACTGGGTAGAAATCTAAAATGCCTGAAACTACCGACCGCGAACTGCTAATCACAATCATCAAAGACCTGGCAACACTTAAGGCCGAGATGTCTGGCTACAAGCAACTCGAGCGCGATGTTCGTGAATTACAAAAAAAGATTTACGTATTCATGGGCTTCGCCGGTGCTATCGGTGGTTCAATCGTCGCAATCGCACAGCAAGCAATAGGAGCATAACCATGGCAACCAAGTCAGTCACCATTCAGACATTTCACCCAGCCAAGCCAACACGCATTAGCGACAAGTTCGGCACCCACGGCGAGACCCGTAAGAAACTCGGTCTTGGCCCGCACCGCGGTTTGGATTACTCGGTTCAGTCAGGCACTGACCTAATTGCTATCGGTTCAGGTCGCGTGAAGAACATTGGTGAGACCAGCGTGCTCGGCTACTTCATCGAGATCAGCGCACCGGTCATCGTCAAGGGCAAGCAGGAAGTCAAAATCTTTGGCTACTACCACCTGGCAGAAGACCAGTCAAAGCACTACAAAATTGGCGACCCAATCAAGGGCGGTCAGGTTCTTTGCAAGTCAGGCAACACAGGCTCAGCGTCGAGCGGCCCACACCTGCACCTAATGGCTGGCGACAAAATCAACCTGGCAACCAACCCAGTTGAAGACCCACTGGCCCTAATCGAAGCAACACTTACACCTAAGACCATTGAAGTCGAAGTAAAGGAGCCGACAGATGTCGAAGCCAGCCCAGCCAAAAAGCCAGCTGCTAAAAAGTCTCCTAAGAAGTAAACCAATCAAAAGATTCTTGCGAGTAGCCGCGTTTGCTACGGGGGCAGGAATCGCCTTTCTCGGGGCTGGAAGTCTCCAAGGGCTACACCCACTCCAGTCAGCCGTTTTTGGGGCTTCAGGGGCCGTTCTAGGGCTTGCTATGGCAGTTCTATTCACCTACGCAGGCAAGGGTGAAGTGCCAGACGATGACTTCGACACCTCAATCAACTCGGCAATCGAGACCGTCAACTCTAAGACCAAGAAAAAGTAGGTCGTAAGCCCTATACTGTGAAGCACCTATCACAGAAAGGGCCATCATGGCATTCCTACCAGCAGACTACGAACCGGTTGAATCTCGCATTCACAAGTTTTGGGCAGAGCACCCAGACGGCAGAATCCACACCGAGATCGTGCTAATCAACGAAACCGAAATCGTCATCAAAGCCAGCGTCTACGCTGACCGAGACGACCCACGCCCAGTCGCAATCGACTTCGCGCAGGAAACCCGAAACTCTTCACCAGTGAACAAGCTCTCATTCGTTGAGAACTGTGCCACCTCAGCCATTGGTCGTGCCCTGGCAACCTACGCCTACTCACCAAAGGGCAAACGCCCAAGCCGTGAAGAGATGGAAAAGGTTCAGCGCGGCACCATCAGC